CAAGACCAAGTCCTATATCTGCAGCAGCACGAGCTTTAGCCATTTGCATAGTAGCTTCTTGTTCTTGTAATGCCATTTGAGATTGAGCTTGTTGCATTTGTTGCGCTTGTTGCTCTTCTTCTTGAATTGCTTCTATTAATTTATTTTTATTCTGTAATGTTGCTGCCTCAATTAACACTTTGCTCGGAATAGGAACTCCAACTTCTTTTAAGTGAAGCATTTGAGCAAACTGCATTTGTTTCTGAGTTGTAGTATCGAATCCTTCTTCAATAGCAGCATCATACGTACCAAAGTTTTTATTATAGAATTGCTCTGACGGCTCCTCTTCAATAATTCTTTTCACTTTGCCTGGAGTAAAGTTCGCTTGAACAAGCTTTAATACGATTCTACCAAGCAATTTTTGAGAGTAGTCTAACTGATCAAATAACCTTTGAAGTGTTGTTAGGCCTGCTCCCTGTCTAAGTTGTGATAGGATGCCGGCTTTATCATCAGTAGCACTTCCAAGTAACTCTTCATTAACACCAGATATTTCCATAATCTCTCTACCAAGCTGCTCAGACATTTGGAACATTGATGGAGATATTGCTGATGCTTGAATTTGTTGGATGTCAGACATTTGAGCTTCTTCCTTAAGCCACAAGACTTGACCTTGACCGGTCTTGTATGGGCTCTTAGGATCAACAAACGCATTCTCTTTTGCGACCCATCCAGAATTAACCTGGCTCTCTAAAATATCAAGTTCAATAACCTTACGACGATTATAAAGATATTGAGGATCCCTAAGACCCCTAACCATTCCTTGAATTCTATACTTATAATACGGAAGCTCAGGAGTATAATACCCTAAAACAGGAACAAACGGATATGAATCTATACCCATAGGGTTTGGACCATCGTACATCACCTTGCCCTGAACAACGATTGCTAACTTAACAGTAGGAATTTCTTGATCAAGAGCTGTAACAGATGGGTACATTGATAAATACTCTTTCAGATCACCATCATCACCGGACCACTCAAGAGTTTCGCCAGTATCAGTATCGACCAAAATCTTTTGAGTTCTATAATCTCTATAATAAAACTCATCATAGGACAGTAAGTTTTTCTGATCATTGTTATAGTTCTCTGGAAGATATTGAAACTTCCCATCTTTTGCTCCCATACCATAAAGTGAATCGATCTCTTCATATTTATCAGGCAATAATGAATAAGCTTGCTTCTTTGTTACAAACGAACGTTTCCAGATTGCATTACAATCAGATAGATCTTGTTTCTTAAAAAATGGATCAATAACAAATGAGTTGTAGCTACAGTTTGAAACCTTTATATTCCCCGAGACAGGATCTTCTCTATAATCCATCCATACCTGTAGCAAATTCATACCAGTTATCATAGAACCAGTGAACGCTTCAGATATAGTCTCCGAGATTCCTTCTTGCCTGTTAAGCCACGTCATTATCTTAGAAAATTGATCTGCAGTTTGTTGGTCAGAGTTTTCAACAGGTACAACAACTGTAGACTTTCTATTCTTTCTTTGATAACCACACGGCATTTCAACAATGCGTCTTATACGGTTAAAACTGAACTGCTGGCGATTGAATCCAGAGGTATTACCATAGACATCATTCCAGACTGTTTGATCACCGCAATAGAATCGAGTATCTAAGTCTGCTTCACTCCAGAACTCTTGATTCATTAAGACCGAGTCAGAGTAAAAGCTTTCCATGCGATTCAATATTGATTTATCTGCATCATTAAAATGTGAAGAATCTATCTTAGGAAATAATGACATATGATTTTTCCTTAATTTTTATATAAAAATACAGGATTATTATAGAATCAAATGTTAAAACAAAACAAGTACTATGTTAAAAAAGGAATGCAAGTGGGTTGATGTGGGGTGAAATGGGCTGGGGCCGCCCTGGGCTGCCCGGGGCAGTTTGAAACAAGATGAAACAAAACCTATCCCAACGAGCGGAGATAGTTTGTTTACTAAATGTTTACTAAACAAAGACAATGAAGGTTATTGAGCGGCAACTCAATAACCTTCTAAAATTTGGGAATAACTCCCTATTCATACACTTTCTACACTAACATAGCTCTCTATTTATATATATAGTTATTTACTAATTCTGTTTTCCAAAAATTCAATGACTGACTTTTTAGGATAAAGAATTTTATGATGTAGTTTGATATATTTAGGACTAGATCCTCGAATACGATCTTCATAAGCGGCGTTTACACTTGGATAAATACCAAGATCAATAAGATCATGTGTAGATAAAAATTCTGGAAAATCCTCAAATGAACTATTTAATTCTTGGCTCATAAAAACTCCTTATTAATTAATTATTATTTATCTAAATATCTCAGGTAAATTTCCAGAATCTGAGTGTAGAGCCTCAGATCTTAATCGAGTAATATCTTTCTCAGTCATACCATCTTGCGTCTTTGAAAGAGATAAACACAGGTATCTCATTGCATCCGAATTTGAAACTAAATAGCCATTAATGTAATAGCAGCTATCTTTTTCAACTGTTACGTCGTATACCAGTTTTTGATTTCGAAGTTGATAAGTTACTACACTTTTTACTACATGTTTTCTTGGCAAGATATTTGTTACAAAAAAATATACTTTTGCAAATGCAACAATTACGAACTTCATTATCGACTTTGCTGTTAAATCTAAAGTACGTTTTGCACGTATTAGAACAGAATCTTTGACGTCTAACTTTTGCTTTGTATTCTTTTTTACATCTTTCACATGACTTATCATAGGTATCACCTCTAACGGTTGGTAAGAATCTATATGCATGTTCTCTATGCCACTTTCTTCCATCTTCGCTTCTATGCCATTCTTTTGCTTTTTCTCTGTTGATAGACAATAATTCTTTGCATTCTTTTGAGTTACTCCAACTATCTTTATGCATTGCATGTAATCTAAGATGCTCTCTTGATGAAAGAAGCTGCAAGTTCTCAATGTTATTGTTTTTGGGATTCTTATCGATGTGATGAATATGAAAGCCTTTTGATATTTCTCCGTTATAAAATTCCCAAATGAATCTATGTATGAAGTATCTTTTTCTATTAACATATCCTTTGAAGTAGATTCCGTTACAAACCTTAAAGCAGATTCCATTAAAGATTTGTTTTGATTCATCTTCAGAGATAAAATAATTTTCTTGAACCCTTTTAAATCTTTCATCTTTCCACAATATATAAATATCTTTTTCCATAACCATGTCCTTAATGATGAATAGTGTTCTATTACATCATTATACCTCAACGAGTCAGCATAGACAAGTCCTTTGTCGCTAAATATCTCATGGCTTGGGGTAGTAGTTATTAAAGTATCTCCAATTTTAATATCACATAATTCAACTACAGGTCTTACATATACATTTTCTATCTTTCTATTACCTAAAGGCGTAATTACATAATCTCCTTGAACAATAGAATCAATTCTTTTATATCCATTAACAGTTAATATCATCATGTCTCCAGTAAAACATGCATGTGAAAACTCATTATGTAATGGATGAGACTTATAAATCTTCTTCTTAGAATCAAACTCTTGACGATAGTTCTCAAGCGATTTTATTAACGGCTTACAATTATTCTGATCAATATAAACCTTCCCTAAACTGGATCTGACAGATTCAATTCCATCCATGATAGAAACATTAGGCGAGAGAGTGAAGTTAATACCAAGACTACGCGCCTTCTCAATACGAGTCATACCAGTACCAAATTCCTTCACTGCCATATCATGAGGAGCAAAGTGCTTTCCATACACATACGGCTTATCTCCCAGAAGCTTAATATAGTGCTCAAGGCCTTCTTTGTTCTTTACATAACAATCTATTATGCGAACCGTACGAGCGATTGATTGGAAAAAGATAATTACAGTAGAATCTCGAACACCAATGTCCCACGCTGTATGGACTTTAAATCCAGACTCCCATGGTATAAGACCAATTTGATTATTTAATCGCATACGATCGATGTATTTAGTGTAATATGCTCCCTCAACACCCATAGTGAATGAACAATTGTGAACAGATCTACCACCTACAACATAACTCTCATCATATTGAACCTTCAAATTATAAACTTCACCGCTAAATTTAACCGTTTCAATACTTCTTATCATTGCATTAATACTGTATTTTGACCTTGATAAAAAAGAATCTCGAGACTTATCATTTTTTATGTTTATCTGAACACAATATGAATCTTTACATTCATACGTTCTTCCATGAGGAAATTTAACAGGAGATCCAACCCTCTTTGATATACCAGCAGTAAACTTACCATTAATAGAATGAGCTAAAAACTGTACTTGATATGCAAGAGTCTTACTTACTGTTGTATAAGAATATTTTTTATGGTCTTTATGAATAGATAAACAACCATCTCCATTCATTAATTCATAAAAAAAATCATTTTCATAAGCTGATATTAATGAAAATGGAATCTTCTTATCATGAGACGTTGATCCACAATGTATCTTTAAAAAATCTATGAGTTGCACACTATTTACAACTATATTAACGCACCCAATAGAGTCATATACTTTGAACACAAGTCCAAGCTTAGTTATTAAATATTTTACTCTATCAACAAAAACAGCAGACTTACAGTTTCCAATAGTAAAACTCAACCCATTCTTAAAACTACTTCCCTCTGTAACATACCATGCCATTAACATACAAAGCTCATAACTAATAACAGGAAGAGCACCGAGGCTATATTTTGGAAATACTAGTTTATCATTATTAAGAACATCAGAAGCTTTCTTCCAAGTATATGTCTGACTTGATTTATCATAAGTATAAATAGGATGACCCGGAGTGCATATAATGGGCTCATATGAACCATAAGTTACAATCTTAAATAACTCACCATCATAATTACGTTTAACAGTCTCTAAAACTTTTCTATTCCTACCGCTATGAGAAACAACCAAATCATCTTTAACAATATTTTCAATATCTACTAATCCATTTGAACTTAAAACAGACTGCCCAGCTGGAAAACAGTAGTATTCTTGCTGTGCTAGATCTTCTGATATCAAACCCTCATCAACTTCTTTTTGTATTGCTTCTTTAGACAGAACACCTGTGCTTTCAACAGTAAGTTTCGAACTATACCATTCTTCTGGAAAGTTTTGAGCTATTCTAAACAAATCATAAAAATGATTCTTACCACGAGGAGTTGATATAAACAAAGACCACCCATCATTCACTAACAAGATAGGTCGAAGGAATTGATATGCTTGTGGATCTTGTAATGCATACTCACTGAATACAATACCAATCGGGTTAGTTCCCATAAGCGAATCAATATTATCTGAACCAACAAGCTGAATCACTGATCCGTTTGTGAGTGTTATCTTCATGTCTTGAGAGTTACTTCTTTCAACAAGCTCTCTTGGAATGAAATCTCTGAACTTCTTTCCATCAATTGTAATAGAATCCCAGATTACCTTCTTAGCTTGTGAGTACGTTGGGAATATATAGAAATACACCCCTATCTTTCTCAGTGCCGCACGGAACATTAAGTTAAAGGCACAGATGTCTTTGCCAGCCCGTCTATTCCACACACAGATAAATTTCTTATACTTCCCAGACTCAAATGCATTACATAAAGATAGTTGATACTCTCGAGGAGTAAATGTGTTAGTTGATATCTCAGCCATTATTCAAAAGCAATATTATTATGTTTTCTAAAAAGTATATATCCGATACTATCTCTAAACTGCTTAACTTTACATAATTGCTTCAATGCATCATTAGAAACATCTTCATTCATAAAGCCAATTTCAGAAAATAGCCGAATAAATAAAGACCCAACAGTATCATGCTTCATTTCATAATGAGATAGTTTTATTTTATGATTATAAATATCAGAATAATTATTGGTATACGCCATTTTCATAAAAGGACAATCTGATGCAACTATTAAATCAATTATCCTTCTAACTCCATTGCCATCATTTGATACATTAAAATAAATAACACTTTTAAGATCATCAATTATAATATCAAGCTTTAAAACCTTACATAAGAATTTTTCTACTTCTTTATTTAATTTTTCTTCTGAATAATCTAATATTTTTTCTTTTAATAATTGTTTTTTTGTTTTTTTATTTATTATTCTCATTTTTGTGCCTTAAAAGAACGATCAACCATTCTTTTAATAAAACTTTCACATCTTTCTTTCAATATAGAACTTTTTTCTTCCATATCTTCACTACCAAATGAAAGTGCTGAAAAAACAGTACGAAACTTTGAAACAATCTCTATAAAATATTCTTCTGTTAGTTCTACATCTGACAACATCTCAAAATACTCTTCAGTAAGAATATCAAAAAGATTCATTACCTTCTTATAGTCTTTTTCTAAACTAACGCTATCCAATATTGAATCATATTTATTTAATAACGTACCAATCTCAATTCTAATAGCTTTATGATTTCTAATACCATCTTCACTTAATCCACTTACTATTGCCTTATTCTCTTTACTCATCATTCTCTTCTTCTTGTTTAATTTCACTTATTAAGTCGTAACTCTTAGGTTCAAAGGAAATATGTGTTATGTCAGAAACATTTATATAATAATTCCAGGAATCATTTGTCGAGGTGATACGACGAATATATCCCTCATGACGATTTATCCCTATATATCTATCTCCAATAAATAGAAACTTTTTAGTTCTAACATAATACTCAAATTGATATAAACTATTTTCATACCAACCTTTAGTAAAATATTCACCATCATATAAACTATTTAATACAAGAAAGAAATTTTTACAGGAACTCGTAGCGATAACAATTTTAATAGCAGTTTTATACCTATACTTACTAGGCTCTTTTTTCACTTCATATGCATTAGCCACTTTAATACCATTTTCACTTAACCCACTTACTTTTTTTTTATTCTCTTCACTTACTTTTTTTTTATTCTTTTCTCTTATTATTCTCTCTAGAATATCTAACCCTCTTAATTTTTTTTTATTCTCTTTATTCATCATTCTCACTTTCTATACTTTTCATGTCTTCAATCTCTTGTTTTATATACTGTATAACATACTTTTTTGGATAGAATACGCGATTCCTTAAACGGACGTACTTGGGACCTTTCCTTTTTCTGCGGGCTACTGATGCTAATGAGTTATTCTCATACATTCCAAAGCTGATAAGATGTCTTGTAAGTAAATAAATAGTCATCTTATTCACTTTTTCCAAAATTATTTCATACTCAATTACACTCTTTTTTTTCATACAGGCCCTATTTTCTGATATTACTCTTCTTCGCCTTTTTAGTATCTTTCTTTTCTTCAGCAAATCTTTCTATTACTACAACCTGTTTTTTATTATCATCTTTATCTGCTCCAATTTTTCTCATCTCTTTTTGAAAGTCTTGGTTAAGCTTCACTGCCTCTTTATGATCTGGATGAAATAGATGAATCGTTGTTTGAACGGCACTTGGATTAGCTTCATGCTTCTTAAACCACATTAACTTCTGCATACGAGCACCAAGCATCTCTTTAACAACTTGATAGGAAAACTCTAGCTCTTCATACTTCTTCCTCCAACCCTCAAATGTCTGCCTATAAACACCAATCATTGTATAGAAATCTATAAAGTCGTATGAATCTTCAAGCTGAGCCCATGCACGAAGCTTATTACACATAGCCTTCAATAGCCTAGGATTGTTTTTAAGAGGATCATAGGCCCTCCAAGAATGCATTGTCATTATATCTTCATGAGCGGCCATGAATATTGTACTAAATAACTTATCATCAGTAGTCTTATTAGATTTTGCATTCGCTTTAATTCTATCTTTCAATTCTTTTTTAGTCATACTCGTTTTCAACTTTTCAATTGTATAATTGTAAACTCAGTTCGTGGAATCCCCTTTTCAAAATGCTTTTCAGAATATGTTGATACAATGATTGCATTTTTACAGATAATATCAAAATCAATACAGAGATTCTTTACAGATTCAATAAGCAGAGAATTCTTTATCTTAAATGTATAATCTACTGGATTGATTTTATATCTATTTTCATAGGGTATAACTGAATTCAAAAAGTAAAAGTCTGCAACAATACGAAGATTACCTTTAAAGACTGGTTTATCATCATGTTGGTTCTGTAACCAGATACCCCTTGATGTTCTTATATGCTTAATATCATCATAAACACTATGATCACTGAATCGTGATCTATCTAACTGAATAGGAGTAAACTTTAATACATATAACTGAGAAACTCTTTTTATTTCATCTTCAGGTGTGTTTCTTTTCATAAATACTCATTCTCCTGTTTTTCTCACTATCTCACTAATAATAAATTCAGTGCGAGCACCATTTTCATCATAAAATTTACGTGCAGAAATTGAAGCAATCAAGCAATCATCTTTTATAACTCCCGAATCAACACATACGTCTCCGACCATTTTTATCAAATTATCCAAGTCTGGTGTAGAGCAATGATATCTTTGCTTCAAGAGGAGTTCTTTTCTTTTCTTATCGTTTGGTAACCCGAAATAGAAATCAACATACATATGGACAGGAACACTAAACATCTCTTCAAGACCATGCTGAAACATCAAATCATCAATCATGATCAATTTTTTTCTCTTTTGTGAGTCGTAGACTATGTTCCTTGTTAAACGTGGACGAGCGAGTGGAATTGGCTTCCCGTGAATTATATACTTTTTAGATATACGTGCTGTCATTATCTTACCTTTCTTTTTTATTGTTTATTCAGGATCTGATTTGGACCACTCCGGAGCTGGAAACATTGAAGCCCATTTGTTTGCATTATCATGAATCTCTAAGTTCTTGTTGTGGGGCATAGGTTTTGATTGAGATCGATACGTTTTTTCTGGAGCTCTATAAGTTTGAGATTTATTCTTCTGTGGAATGTACGTCTCTTCACATACTGATACTTCTTGAATTGTATCAGCTTCTCCAGTAATTGTATTTTGACTGATAGCTGGTCGTTCACTAGGAGATGCCAACTTAGGACTCCCAAACAGAGAAGACAAATCAACATCTTTCCCTTTTTGGGCTCTTTTATTCTGTTGCGACTTGGGTACAAGATATCCATGATCTTTCTCATATGACTTATGCTGACCTGTATTATATTTATACGTTTTTATGGGACCATCAGAAAGTTCATGATAATTACTTCGTCTATTTGCAGGTACAATATCAGCCCCACCACTGTTAATAGCCTTTTTAATAGCATCTCCGTGTTTGTTTAAAGATTTATCTTCATACGTTTGCTGTAAACTCTGAGGTGCATTATAAGTACTCTCTGCTGTTAAAATCATTCCAGGTTTCCAATTATGAGCACATAATAACGCTTTCATATGATTAGATCTTACCATAACACTTTGCTGTTTAGAAAGATCCCTACAAGTAAACCAAAGCCATTTAATTTTACATCCAACAATGTAATCTTGTTCTTTCAATAATTCATATGCTTGGCGAATAATAGAGTCTTGGAATGCAGTGAGCATCAATTTTCCATGATCAGTCGCTTGTAAAGCATCACCTATCTCATTTATCGTAGGTCCTACAATTAGTTTCATCACTCCCCTCCTGTCTATTTTTAAATTTATTGTATCAGCCACTGAATCTGCTCCTCTTACAAACATAGTAATACTATTAATATATCTCTTAGAATTTACTAAGATAAGTAGGTCATTTTTTAAAAACGACTGATATACCAGAGTATTTTTTACATTTTCTTTGTTAACGTTTAAAGACACAAGAAGAGCTAAAGCAAATGGTATGAACGCTTTGTACTTTCTAAGCATCATATTACGATCAGCAGTGAAAAACCTTGAATCCAAAAAATAACAACATGTTGCATATGAGCGATTTAACTTAGACAATAACCCAATACCTATTAATGAACGTAATAGTCGCTTAGCAGTTGATAATGATGCTCCAATAACTGATGCAATGGAATATTGCATAGGGTCTACATATTTATACTTTAACGACAGTCTTGATAAGTAATTAAGAACAAGATGCGCTCGCGCTCTTTTATTCTTACTAAATTTACTTAAAACAAAATCTACAGCATCACTCCATGAAAAATCTTTATCTGTTAAAGACTCTCCCTTTCTTGATAAAAGCTTATCAACACTTGATATAGAATAACCGTTCTGTCTTAGTAATTCCTTCCTATCTAAAACTGCTAACATAATGCCCCCAAAACTGGGAATAAGTAAGAACAGGAAACATTATTAAGTTTTTTTGCGAAAGATAAAGGCTTTTGTTGACTAACATGGCAGTTATGTGTCATAATAAAAATGTCCTTTTTGAGATATCTGATACTTTGTGGTTCATTTGTCCTCTTATAGGTCTTTCTTTTTTTCTTTCAACGCTCCGGCAAGAACATCTGGAAGAAGATTTTTAATAAATTAAAGATACTTGGATTAGATTGCTTTTGCAACCCTAATTTGAGTTATTTTTAATGCTTTTTTTTAATATGTTTCTATTTGTTTTATTAACCATATTATGAAATATATTGGGTAATATTCTAATAAATATGCTTTACAGATAGAAACATATTAAAAAACTCTAATCTTTTTGTATTGTTTTTAAAAATTCATCCATTTTTGAATACGTACCATCTAATATTTCTTTAGAGCTATCATTAACAAATAAGTCTAAAGTACCATAAGCAATTCCAATTTCTTGAGAACATTTATACAATGATATGCCGCTGCTTCTCATATATTTAGTAACATCAGATCTTAGTTTATCTTTTTCACTGCGTAGAAATATAGTATGTTTTTGTTTTTGTTTATTTTTGTTTAAAAAGTTTTCTACCTTTTGGCATGTTACATATGTAGCCTTAATTGGATTAGCAACAAAGCGTTTCATCGTATTGTAGTTTATCCCTATCTTCTCTCCATAATTCATACCAGATCCTGGATTCTTTCTTATATACTTAACAATCTTATCTCTCAACTCTTCTTTATCTCTATCGGTAAAAAGAAACATGCTTAACCTTTATTGTTATTATTTGTTGACTTATCATACTTATATGATAATCTATAAGCATGTGAAAGTCAATAACAACTTAAACAAAAGGATAAAAGATGTTATTTTGCGATATATGTGAAGACAAGTTGGAGATTGGAAGAGTTATATTTGCGTACGGTAAAAAATTCTGTAGCAAATATTGTTGTAAATCTTTTAAAGAGGCTGACGATAGATTCCATAAAGCAGTAAAAAGAGAAATTGAATATGAAGAATATAGCGAAAAAGGAAACGATAATGATTAATAATTTAGATATAAAAAAATGTGAATGGTGTTATAGAGCGATTGTTTTTGATTACTGCGGAGATGAGTTTGAGTACTTATGCAGTGATGAATGTGTTGCTTCATATTTAGTATGTGAAGAGAATGATAATAAAGTAGATGATTATACAATTGAAGTTATTTAATCTTATACCGTTAAAAGGATAAAAAATGAGAAGAACAGAAGAGATAATCGAAATTGTACTTGATTCTATAATGTGTATTGGATCTCTATACGGATTCATTAATTTTATAATTATGCTTGCTAAAATATTTATTTAAATTTTAAAAAAGAAATGATAATGGAAAACGATAACCAAATACTCACTGGTCTTAGACATATTGCCAAACAATTAGAAGACTTAAAAAACACAGAGACTCCTAGAAGTTACCCACCTCTCGCATGGGACACACAATCAAATGAAATAGACTTAATTAGTGCTTCGTTAGTAAATTTTCAAGCAAAACTTACTGGATTCGGTCTTGATTCAAAAGGGTATAACTTTAAGTACGCATCATATCCAGCTATAAGGGCTCATGTTAAACCGTTTCTTGCTGAGCAGTCATTAGCTGTAAAGCACACTGAGGATTGGCAGGATGGGATGATGATGATCATTACCACCCTACACCATTCAAGTGGGCAATGGATGCGTGGTAGAGCTCCTCTGTTTTTACCTTCAAGAAAAGAAGTACCTAACAATAAAGAGTACTATCAAGAGTATGGTAAAGCAGTGAGTTATGTTAAGAGATATGCATTAGAAAATATTCTTGGAATAAAAGGCGACAAAGAAGACTACGACCATGAAAGATAATATGTAGTACGTAAAAAGCATAAAAAAGTAAGGAAACAGTGGATATAATAAATCAACAAGAATTAGAAGATCTCCACAAAAGAATAGAAGAATCAAGCGATCAATCAGGAGTAAAAAGAAATATTAGATTAGCAACAAATAAGGTGCCTTACAGTAAGTTGACAAAAAAACAGTATCAATGGATAGTAATCAATATGTTTAAGTGAAATTCCTGTAGTGTTTTTATTACTTGATGGTGTTTTTATTATTTGTTTGAGGCCTTGGTTTTTAATATTTTCCAAGGCCTTTTTTATTTATTGATTCTTTAATCTATTCAATAATTTAGTAGCTTGATCTAATTGAGATGCAATAAATTCTTCCCCTTTAGGATCTTCTCTTTCACGATCTGATCTATCTTTACAATCAGGACGTGCTTTTATACCATCATAAAATTCTGTATTGTCTGACTTTACTGTCTTAACACCTTCAGCTTTTAATTTTGGTTCCCATTCAAGGCGAACACGCTCCATACATCGTTCATATTTATGATTCATTAACCATACTATTTGCTGTGCAATATATTGATCTGGATTAACCTTGTTATAATAATAACTAATTATTTTTTTCATATCTGCTGGAATAGTAAATAGATCCACATCATCAACACTTACAATAGATTGACTCACTTCTGGAACTTGTGAGAATTCTGGCTGGGTTAATAATAATGCTGCATAGTCTGAATCACCGGTTGGCAAATCTGCAATACCACGATCTCTCAGTATAGAACTCCATCGTTTTTTTAATATATTCATCGCTTTACCAAAAAGATTATCTTTAACCCAATATATAATGCGACGTTGCATATCCATATCAAATATCTCTACAGGTATATCATTTTTAATTACATCTTTTTTATGTGTATTTAAAGTGGTTATTTCTCGAGAATCAATTGAAATTTTCATTCTGTTCCTAATAAATATTATTTTATAAAATCATTTCGCCGGAAAAATATGTTCTCAAACTGGTAGCTCCTGCCTGAATTACATCTATTGTTTTCGATCCTCCAGTTACAGTTAATAGTGCATGCGATGTGTCAGCTGCATCCATATCTCCCATAGCTGAAAAAACAAAATGATACTGATAATTTTCAAAAGAATTAGTATTAGCCATGAAAAATGGATTTACCGATCCATTTCTATATGTTCTATTTGATGTAACGATAGATACATATCCACTTGTAAAAGCAGATCCATTAAAATAGTTTCCCGTTCCAACATCTAATGAAAATCTATATCTAGCTGTTACTGGTGCGGTAAAAGCAGCTGAAGCACCAGTGGCAAAATCAGACCCAACATCAAAAACCTCTGCAGAAAAAGCTATTTGATATACTGTACCATCACCAGTTTTATTATTTAAAGTTCCTGTATAGGCTAAAAAAGCTGGTTGCAATGGAAGCGTTCTCTCGCCAGCAGCTGTCATGATAAAAGTATCATTCGTCCCGATCGATGATCCCTGAGAAATCTTAAATGCATCTGATGCAGTATCATCAACACCGATTCTGAACTCACCTGTAGTATTAATATCAAACTGTAAAAAAGAGTCGCCTGACGATCCTGGATCGAGTGTTAACGACCCAGATGAATTTGTTAGTGAATTTTGTTTAGCCATATTATACCTCTAAATTTCCAGAAAACCATGTCCTTGGATCAGTTGCACCTGCACTAAATACATCAACTACTTTTGTAATCCCAACACACTGAGAAGATATCACTGCAGTATCTGTTGCATCCATATCACATAAAGAAGTAGCATAAACAGGGGCTCTATTAGATACAGAATCTCTAGATACTCCAACTCCATATTGAGTAAAATATCCACGATTTGATGTAACCATATTAAGATATCCATTAGTAACTGAACCAGTTAATTCAGAAAAAGTTGTACATGCTTCAAGTCTGTATTTTCCAGTAACAGGAGCAGTAAAAGTTGATGTTCCGTCAAAATCACCACCTTGATCAAAAACTTCTGTATCATATACAACTGTATAAGCCGTACCATCACCAGTAACATTTACTATAGTAGTTGCAACAAGAGCTAAAAAAGCTGGTTGCAATGGCATTGTACGCTCACCAGCTGCTGTCATAACAAAAGTATCATTAGTACCAAGCGCTGAGCCCTGTGAAATTTTAAATGCATCTGATGCATCATCATCAACACCTATACGAAATTCTCCCGTTGCATTGATATTAAATTGAACAAAAGAATCTCCAGAAGATCCTGGATCGACGGTCAATTCTTGTACAAAATTATTAACACTATTTTGTTTCGCCATTTTGTTCCTTATTAGATGATGGAGATGTAGTAATGTAATCATAATTCGGATTGAATATGCTTAGATTATTATCTGCATCAAATTCTATTTTATTATTTTCAGGTGTATCAGGACTTAAATCAACATCCTGACCAGTGTACACCTCGATAATATATTCTATTTTTTCCTCAATAGGATTATCTTGCTTAATCCATGGTGCCCACTTATAAAATGAAGCTCCTAAAAACACTAATAGTGTGACTAATAACCATTTTATTAATGACTTAGAGAAAAACATCTTACTATTTGCCATACAAGCTCCCACGATTAAAAGATTATACAATAGTGACATTGCCCAAACTGGATAAAATTGTCCATTCCGTGTTTGCCACAGTACAAACTAACTCAACAGCATCATATGTCTCTGTAGAGGCAAGAGATCCACCAACACCAGTCGTAGTGTCAGTTGTACCAAAATGTATTATCTCTGAGGCATTTTGGGATATTTTCCAGCCACCTACTCCTTTTCCTACAACCTTAATAGTTGATCCCAGAGCTGCAGTATCAGGAAGTGTTAAATCTACTTGGGATCCATTATTAGCAATATAACCATTGTCAACAGCCATAGTAGCTGATGTACCAGTTTCTTCATTCCAAGAAAGACCCCCTCCAGCGGCAGCCTGAAAAGTTGGTAATGCGGCAGCGCCATTAGATGTCAATATTTGACCAGAGGTCCCCACACTTGCAATTGATTGTAGTGCAGCGGTAGATGCTGTTCCACCACATAACACTGCATATGCAGTTGTAGAGGCTAAACCAGTTCCACCAGAAGTTACCGGCAATGTTCCATCAAAATTAAATGTAAGTGTGTTTCCAGCACCAACAGTTGCAATATTTGTTCCGCCAGTAATATTAATATTTCCAGTTACGGGAGATATTGCACCTCCTGAATCACCAGTAAGAGTAGTAACAGCACCAAGAGATATTGCTGTTTGGTATTGTAATATTTGAGACATAATTAATCTCCTATACCATACAATGTAGAGACATAAACAGAACCTGATGATGGAGCATCAATTTGCTTTACATATACTCCGTCACTTTTTGCAATAAAGAATGCATAACCGCTAATTGTATTGCTGGTAATATCTAAAATGAATGTCGTAGTTGGTTGAAGAACAAAATGATCTGCCCTACCATCAATAGAAAATTGCAATAAGGCATCGGTCCCATTTGTTACAATCAAATTTCTTATCTGATGAAAAAAAACACTTCCTACGAGTGAATAACTAGCGCCAATGCTCCCAAATGCTATTGAACGCTGATCTTCAAATAATGCACGCTTACCATAAGCCATAAAATATCCTAGAGGGTAAAGATCTTTAGTAATCTATATATTTATACTACTTCTACTGCAACCTTCTCAACATTTTCTTCAACTACTTCTTTTTCTTTTTTTTCTTTTTCTTCTCGCTCGTTAGCTTCTTTTTCTAATCTCTGTAGTTCAATTTTAAATTTATCTAAAACTGAATAAATCTCTTCATATGGTGAACCAAATGGAATCCCAAAGTTATAAAGACGTTTTTTATCATCTTTTTCTTCAATATGCTCTAAGTAAATCATTGCTTGACGCATGTAGTTATTCATAAACCAATCCTCTTTAAATAATTGTTTCTATGAAGCCTATACCACCTTGATACAGACCCCATAAAATGATAATAACCTAAAATGTAATTACACGTAAATCCATAACATACATATTAGTCTCAATACATAGAATTATAATGCTGTCCAAGCCATAGCACCATCAGTGTTAGTATAGAGGCTATCAGCACCTGTTCCTGCGACATTAATAAACAATGACCCCTGAACTGCAGTAACTGATCCATTAGGAGTTGCTGTTCCAACTAATATCTGTGCAGTCTGTGTACCATTAGTAAATGTAATACCAGGAGTAGCTCCTGCATCTATTGTAACACCACCAGTTGCATGTGAAGCACTTAACTTAACCGCATCAGCAGCATTTTCACCAGCAGTTCCAGTTATAGAACCATTAGTAGCAGTTAAATTAACAGCATCGCCAGCTAATCCAGCTGTAACTGTTACACCACCAGCAGTAGCATTAAGATCGATCGCAGCAGCATTTGTACCTTGAGTATTAACAACAGTTATTGTTTCTGTAGTTCCGGTATTAGTTAGCAATGAAATTGCACTAGCTGCATCTTCACTTGAACTTATATTAACACCACCAGATCCTGAGATATCTATATCCTCAGCAGATGATGCTGTAATATCGATACCACCAGCAGTTGAAGAAATTACAACAGATGTAGCAACATTTTCAGTAGAATTAATATTAACTGAAGAACCAGTAGCTATAATATCAATATCTTTACCAGCAGATGCTCCTGAAGCAAGAATATCAATACCACCAGCAGTAGATTCAATTTTTATGCTGTCAGCAACAGACTCAGTTGCGCTTAATACAATAGAACCACCAGTATTAGTAAGATTAATATCTTCACCAGATGCACCCTGTGCATCAATATCAATTCCACCAGCACTTGCATTTATACGAATAGCGTCAGCAGCATTTTGTGATGAAGCTATATTAATTTGTAATGCACCATCTATATCAACTCCACCAGCAGCACATTGAATTGCAACTGCAGCAGCATTTGCTACACCAGCAGTAACAGCAATACCACCAACATCAGAAGTAAGAGCAATAGATCCTAGAGCAGTACCTTGATCTGAATGAACAACAATAGTTTCAGAAATTCCACCATCAGCTTCTATAAAGATAGCATTTGCAGCATCTTCAGTTGCAAGAAGATTAATAGAACCAAGAGCAGCAGTAAGATCAATATCAAAATTAGTTGAATCAAGAGTTATACCACCAGCAGTTGCATTTAAAACAATTGCGTCAGCTTGAGCAGCAGATGTTTGAAAATCAATCGCTCCAGCTCCACCAAAAGCAAATGCTCCTGAAACAGAAAGATCCACTAATGTAGTTGCACCAGTTACATCAAGAGTTGTACCTACAGTGAGACTTGTCCCAATTGTAGCGCCCGCAGTAACTACTAATGAAGCAAGAGTGGTTGCTCCAGCTGTAGGAGATGTAGACCAGTTTGATGAACCAGCTGTAACAGATGTTAATGTATAAGGAATATCTGAAGAAGTATTGATCCATAATTGACCAATTTCAGCATTGTCAGATGTTTTTGGAGCACGAGTTGCTAGAATTGGACCTGGGAACACATCAATAAATGGGCCTCCACCAATTCCATACGCTTTTAACGTATTCTTTTTCTTTAAAGACATAAAAATCCTTAATGTTATTAAAATCATTATATATACGCATAATATTAAGGTTATATGCTATTCTAAAGCAATATATTTATTTATTTATGTACAGAATCGTGTTACAATAAGAAAAGAGGCAGGTATGAAACAGCGTTTATCAGTTGATTTAGATAAGTGGTTACATGAGCTTTTATCACAAACTGCAAAGAAAAGAAGCATAAAAATAACAAAATGGGTCAATAGAGCGATTTTAGAGAAGATGATACGTGATCATGACCTAAAAGAGATACTTATTAAATGATGAGAGGGTTATTATGATAGAAACATTGTCACTTTTTTTTGTGCTTACTTGCTTAATATGGGCTTTTCAACCAAGATTATGCTCCTCTTGTGATCAATTTAAATCTAGTAATGGAATAGGCGGAACGCCTTGTGGAAGTAGCGAATGTTTAGAGGCATATGATAATGAGCCAATTGGCTTTTTTAGCTTAGTTTCTGGATGGCTTATTCCATTCATTATAATTGCCTCATTATTCTTATTATCTTTACATCTTGGATATTGGAAATAATAACTTAACTAAAATAATCTAAACCATCTTTGCTTGTTCTTTCATGAGGAAACGGAGGAGATGAACAAATTTGCTGCCTTTTATTAGGAGGAATGCTCAATCTTCTCATTGATTTTACCATAGATTGAATACTCGGAGAAGCAGTGAATCCCTCAAAAACTGAAATGCGTTTATTCTTGAGTAATTTTCTCACATCATACCCATAAACATCTTTATTATCTTCATTATTTTCCCATCGCAATGAGATAAATCCACTCTCAGTGTGAGTTACAATCAATTCTATATTTAACTCTTCGCATATATCATTAAAAATATCTGCATATGAACTATAAAATTTTTCATTTCTTATTTTACACATTATAGGATCACTAAAAAAGCATACTCTTATTTCTTTATGCCTACTTACTGATGGAGTGAAAGGAAAAGCTACCTCTCTTTTCTCCATTCCATAAATAAAACTACACATAAAAATAGTCAGTAAAAAATATCTATAATTCATAAAATCCTTTCTGTTAATCCATATATTCCCATACACCAGAAGATTCACTATCTACTTTATTTATTTTATTTTCTAGTTTTGTAGCATATTTTATAACTTGAGGAGCTAAGCCTTTAAGAGCAGCTGCCATCATTTTTGTATACTCAGATCTAACAGATGGGTTAGTAATAAAAAGTTGAGTCATACGGCCAATCTCACCTAGCCCATAAGCAGTTCCTCCTACACCGAGAGCTTTTGCCCCGGCTACTGGATTAAGAAGAAATCCAATTGCCGCACCGCCACCTACCATACCCTTTATCTTTGGTAGTTTATTAATAAAAGACATCGCTTTATTGGAAGTATTAATTCCAGATAAAATCTCATCTGATTTTGTAATAAGGTTCGATACTTCTTTTGGTATTTCTGGATTTTGCTTAATAAGATCATTTAGAGATTTATTAATCTTATCGAGATATGGATTAGCACGAACATTTTCTTTTAGACTTGATATGCTTTCTTTAATATCTTCCTTTAAAGCCATAAGATTGCCAAGACTAATCTTATTCCCAGGACTTACACTCTCAATAGATGATAATATATCATTAACAGCTTTTTTTGATTGAAGATTTGTATTTCCAATACCAGAGAAATCGTTATAAATAGTATTCATTTCTTTTTTAAGAATCTCTGCATTAATCATTTTTGACTTTGGAGCTATTTCCTCAATTTCTTTATATATATCTTGTGCCCTACTTTTCAATGAAGACTGTAAACCTAAAGATGTCATAAACATAGTTCCAAGCTTAACTTTATCTTGAGTTTCAGGTGATGCGCCAAGCTCTTTAGTGGCCCATTTTGCTAAATTACTAGATCCAGCTATAACAGCAAGCTTAGCAATCTGCTTTCCTTTTGCTACCGACCCCATTGGAAACAACAATGCTCCAAAGTCAGATGCTATATCCTGTACCAACTTCTCAGCTTCATTTCTAGGTTCTAAATATCCCTCAGGAAGCTGAGAGCCTATCGCCTCTTTAACTTTCTCTTCTATAGGTAGTAACTCTTGAGTCTTGCTTAATAATTGCTGTCCGGGAATACTTTGTTGTGATTTAAGATATTCTTCTCGTATACCTTCTGGTAATTGAGAAGAAACACTTTCTACATCAGAAGAACGAAATGATTGTATCAAGTCTAACATGTTTCTTGGAACTCCAGCAGCTCCTGAAGCACCAGAAGCTCCAGCTGCCGTTATATTTCTCTTAAGCCAGTCAAATGTACCTTCTTCATCTTGCGGTCTCTCTTGAGGCTTTATATAGTCTGGTTGAGTATCTTGAACTTCATCATCTAATATCTCATATGGCATAATAAATCCTTATTTTATAATGACTCTATCCAGTTGCTACCATCACTTACTAATATTTTACCTGTTTCAGTATTACGAATTTTCTTACCTTTAATACCTGAAGCGCTTGGAAGTTTAGCGACTACTTGTTTTTTTTGATCTGACTGTAAAATCTTCTCAGCAATTTTAAATTGTTTTTCATGGAGTTTTTCTATTTTTGGCTGCGATCTTTCATATGCTAAATCTATTGCATCAAGTGGAAGAACTTTTCCTTTTGAGGAGCTTTTTATTTTATTAAGCTCAGCATTAACTTGCTGCTGTATCTGTTCACTAATTATACGGATATCAGCTGTGTTCTTCATGCCTTCGTTAGTCATAAAAAGGTTTGGATTTGTTTTTGATATCTGCTGGAGCATTTGAGCAGTTGCTTTTCCTGGAGTTGTCATTTCTGACATAGAAGCAAGGTTTATATCTCCCAGTAACTTTTCTGCTACATCTGATGCAGGATCTTGCCAAAAACCACCAAGATCAAATCGATCTAATACTTGTCTTGCTTTTCCAGATCTTAATCCTCCTGACTCAGCAAGTTTTTTAAGTGCTTTATAGTCTGATATTTTTTGATCAGCTAGTTTTGCCCGCTTTCTTATTATATTTGATTCTTCAGTAACTATTTTTCTCTCTGGAGCTTCTTCTTTTAGCCGAAGGCCTTCTCGTTGAAGATCTTCTTTTACTCTAGAAGATCGTTCTCTTTCTGCTTCTTTTGATCTACTAGAATACGATCTTTCTAATTGAGAAATTTCTTGTGGAGAGTATCCAGATTGAGCTGCAAATTGTAATAGTTGATCTCTACTTAAACCACCCTGGCCACTCTGTCCACCTTGGGCCATCTGACCACTCGGATCCGAGATTCCAGGGATATCTTGACTATATTGTCCTGGTTGCCCTTGTTGATCTGACTGCCCACCTTGTCCTCCAGCAAGAAGTTGAGAGAAAAGCTGAGATTTTTGTTGTTTCCTTTCCGCCTCTCTAATTAATTGAGCTTCTTTCCTTTCCGCCTCTCTAATTGATCGCTCTTCTTTTTGCTTCTGCTGTCTTTGTGATAATTTATCTTGTAAATAAAAATCAGACAATCCCTCTAAACTTTGACCTAAACTAGATCCAAGGACATCTCCAAGTCCAGGTTGCCCTGGTAATAATTTTATTGCCATAATAATCCTTGTACCGCCATTCTAGCAGCTGCTTTAGCTCCGCCACCAATTAAACCCGGTAATATACTTTGTAAAAATCCAGCATTTCCTGGCTGTATAGCAGTCTCAACATTTCCGCCTGTACCCATTTGGGCTAGTTTCAATAAAGCTTGCATTGGGTCATTCATTTGCTGTTGCTTTTGAAGCAATCCAACACCTTGAAGTCCAAGTCCAGCAGCACCAAACATACCTTGTTGTTGTTGAGCAGATCTTTGTTGAGCTAATTGTTGTTGTCCACCAAGAAGATTTTGTAATTGACCACCTCTTGCTAATCCTAATTGATCTTGTTCACCTAAAAGGTTTTGGAACTGAGCAAATTGATTTTGACCTTGTTGTTGCTGACCACCTAATAGATTTTGCAATTGGCCAAGTCTATTTAAATTCAATCCTTGTTGTTGCATTCCATGTTGTGATTGCAATCCATCAAGTCTTTCTGCTAATCCAGCACCAGCACCACCAAGTTGTTGTTGAAATGCACCACCTCTTTGACCACCACCAGCAGTAAATCGTTCAGCTAATCCTGGAATAGTTTCTTCTTGAAACCTTCTAATTTCTTGTTGTCTTATTGGATCAAAATCAACTTGTTGTTGTTGACCCAATTGCTGCTGTATTTGTTGCTGTAATTGCTGCTGTTGTTGATACTCTGGTTGTTGCCGTTGAAAATCTTGCATCTCTCTCATTTGGCCTAAACGCTCTTGTATATTAACAGGCCTTGGACGCAAATCCTGTAATAGATCTAGTTGCGCTTGCTTTGCTTGCTTTTCAAATGGATCTCCTTCTTGTGGATTTAATTTTCCTAAGAGACCAGATAATCCACCTCCTACCTGACCTCCTAATGCTGCACCAGCTGGCCCACCATATAATGCTCCAACTCCAGTCCCAATAAGAGGAGCAGAATATTCTACTCCTCTTGCAACTTTCTTAGCACCACTTTTTACAGTATCCATAAATGGCATAATATTCCTATCTACCTAAAAGGTTACGAAGATAATCCATAGTAGAACTACCTGCTTGCGATATTCCTTGACCTAACTGAGATGCTCCCTGTTGTATTTGTGGTCCATATTGAGAACCTGCGAGTCCACCAAGTGCAGACATAAGCATAGGGGAAATATTTGATCCACTACCTCCACCAAAACTTGCAAATTGAGGTTGTGAAGTGCCCATTGAAGCTAATCCAGATCCTGCGAGGCCTGCTAAAGCTCCTGATAATTGAGGACCAAAAAGTCCACCTAATTGCTCTATTGCTGGTTTTTTATGTTGCTCAGTCATAGAGGAAAGTCTTTCTTGCAATTGCGGACCAATCATTTCAAGTATATTGCCAATAAATTTTTCTTGTTCTGGATTTAGATTTGAAAATCTTTGAACTTGAGGTCCTGTTCCAAGTGCAAAATCTTTAAGAGCTTGCTTCTTTGATGCATGTTGTGGCTCCATAAGTTTTTTTATACCATATGGTAAAGGGCCACCTGATTTAAAAACATCTTTAGCAGTGTCCCATGCACTTTCTGGAGCACTCTCTCTCAAATCACTTAATCTCTGCATTTGTTCTGGATTTAGCTGACCTGTTTTTTTATATTCTTTATTTAGATTTTGTATTTCTGACTTATAGCCCTTAACTCTTTCTTTTTGAGCTCGCTCTAAATCAATTTTTTTTTCTCTTTCTGCACTTCTTCCTCCATACTTACCAGGTCTATAAAGAGGATCGCTTAAATTTGTAAGATATTTTCTTTGAATATCCTCATGTCTTTGAACCTCTAAAGGAGTAAAATCAATTTGTGGCATATATATTCCTTTTAATGGATAGATAACGTTATATTAGTATATATATCATAACAAACTCAAAGGAAGCAATAATGGCAAATTTCCCTACCAATGTAGGACCTGGTTTATTTGTACCTACAACAGAAATATTTGATACTTCATTCCTGGAAGGAAAAGATATTTCTTCTCCAGAATTTAAACAATTTATAAAAGTTCTTACAGAAAGAATTAATGATATCTCATTACAATTAAACCTAAAAGATACGGGAATATATTCTGAAGAAGAATTTGTTAACTCTCAAGTATTTTTTCCAAATCCAAGTTTAAGTTCTACAACAGCTCAGAATCCTACTCAGAGACAAGTGTTTAGAAAAGTAATAAATTTTGGAGCACTTCCTGCTATAACAACTAAAACAGTAGCGCATGGCATAACCATTGATGCTAATACATCTTTTACAAGAATATATGGTGTCGCTAACAGACCAGGTCTTACTTTTATTCCACTTCCATATTCATCTTCTACACTAAGTCAGAATATATCAGTATCAGTAGGGACGGCTAATATAACTATTAAAACAGCAGCTGATTTTTCACCCTTTACAACAACATATGTAGTTCTTGAGTATATAAAACAATAATTAGTTACATCCTACAAGACTAACAATAAGAGTTGTAGAGGCTCCAATTAGTGCACTTAAAAGAGTTGCACCAATAGCTACTCGTCTTTGTTTTTCTTTTTTTTGTGCTATATTTTTATGAACTTCTATTTCTTTATCTTTTTCAATAGAATATTCTTCTATTGCCTCACTTACCATATCATTTATATATGAGTATAATTGAGCATCTTTCAATATCTTCTTTTGGACTTTTTGCATTTGCCTTTCAGAATTCAAATTAAACATAAGACCTTCAAGTTCTCTAATATGCGCATTGCTAGAAAATTCTTCAGAACTTCTCATACGTCTTAACTTATTACACATTATATTTCTAATATGGACACCAATTCCATTCCTGATAGCTTTTAATTGAAAACATAATATAAGAGTTGCAAGATCATTTTCTTCTTGGTCAGAGTCCATATTTGTAGGTGTTTCTAAAATATCATTAATATCTACGCGATGTTCATTATAGAGTTGTAGACCACGAGAATCGCTTTTTTTTCCGCCATAAATAAATGCACAAAATGATAACAAAAATAAAAATATCAAAAGAAGATTGCATTTCATATAAATCCTTCTTAATTATTACAATTCAGTGATTGCAATATATATCATTACCTATGTATAGTAATACTGCTTCATTACTCTCCTTTTTTCCCCGTTATTGCTGAATGGTGGTAACGGGGTTTTTTGTCCACCAATTTAAAGATTATATTATCCACCGAACTGATTAGTTGGTGTTGCGTAGAACATCATTGCATTAAGTTGAAAATCAGAAAATGCAATGTCTGGATCCATAATTTGCTCATCAGATAGCGATAGTTCAAGTTGGATATTCTCCCCAACTGCACTTATATATATTGAATGCCAAAATCTTACTTGTGCAAGTTCTAATGGTACCAATGCATATGGAGATGTTTCAAGAATATCTGTCCCAATGGATGACCCAGAAACAAGAGAATCTGTATACAATTCTCTACTTGACGATGAAGGATAAATACCAAAAGTTACTTCACCATTTTCTGTCTTATCAACAAGAAAGTCAATTTGATTAAATGCTATATTGGTACCTGTTTTATTGAAAAAATTAAACTCTTTTGTTAAAAATCCAATTTCACTTACACGTGTTACAACTCCACCACCTATATATGTTCCTGTAATAGCTACTTCTCCTGTATTAACAGTAAATTCATCATCAGATGTCGTATTTACTTCATATATTTTATTATTTAAAATATCGTCATCATCCATATTTCCACCATCTGATTGAATATTTTCAAAATATACAAAACTACCTTGGGGTAAATTATGATCAATACAATCAAAAGTAACTACAGCTCCAGTAACAGCAATATCTGTTACTTGTAATGATAAAGAATTTTTATACTCTTTTGAGTCAATAACAAAAGTATATCCTTGCTGATTACCTGCTATTACAGATTTAAATCTATCTTCTAAACTTGGGTCATACCATACAGCGCCAGTTTCTTGCCATTGAGATTCTATATCAGCCCATGTCAATGTTTCGCCTAATTGGTAGTTTCCAAAAGCTGTTATTGAATCATCATTGAAAGACCATGTTTTATTTTCATAATTATATACAAGTACCTGATTAGGAAATGTATCATTAAACCCACTATCTTTTTTATTTGATGAATACGTCCAATATACCATCTCAGTCCAATAATCTTGTATTCCATGTACACGCCTTGGACCATCATTATCATTTGATACATCAAATATAGTATACGGTATAGCTTCATCTATTCTTTCAATAGAAACTCCGCTTGATGCATGTATTCCATTATTACCAAAACCTAATACATGCTTGTCAAATGGGATAACAGAATGCATTGATTCAACACCAAGTTCAGTATTTATTTGTTGAAATCTAAACGGTAATACCTCATTACCTGTGTATGCCAACTCCCATGTGGATTCTTCAAAAAAAACAATTAATCGATCTCTTATAAATTCTGCAGAAATAATTGATTGCTTAACAGGAGCTTCTAAATAACTTCCTTTTCCAACAACATCTTCTCTCCATGCATCTACTGCAACAGGAGATCCATTTTGGGAGTATCTAATTCTATTCCTGAACACTGTATCACCACCAGCAAGGTTTTCTGTTACATTGAATAGAATTAATCTATCTTTAAAAGGTAAAATAAATTTACATGTTTTTATATAATTAGCCGCAGCATTTATTGGAGTAGTGGCAGCTGATCCGAATGCATTAAACGTTGTTCCATCCCAATAACGCATTGCATCTGCAGCAACATTATTAGTTATAAACATTAAAAATGTATCAGAAGTAGCGCCTCTATAATTAGTAGTCCAATAAAAATCACTATCAGTACCAGTCCAACTATCAGTTCCACCAGTTACTCTATTCCATCCAGTAGTATAAACAAACTGATACGCAAATTGCTCATCAAAAGCAAATAACTGTTCATCATTAATGCTCGCTACTTCATATGTACCAAAATGCATAACAGGTTCAGCAGGATAAAAAAACAGATCAGTTGTTGCATTAGAGCCAGTAATAACTACTTGCCCTGTATTAGTATTAAAACTAGCTGTTAAAGCATTATCTGAAATCAACATAGTACCAGGAGTTCCAGCAACAACAACAGTAAATATCTCATCTCCACATGAAAACATTTGTCCTACATTAAATGCAGCTCCTGGAACAGTTACAGTTAAATCTCCATTTCCATCAGTTGTTCCAACATTTACACGAAGCCTGGTAAATAACTGATTTTGTGGTGACCCCTTAGATCCATTCATAACTCTTGCACCGAATCGCTTCTTTACACTTCCACGCCATGTATAAAGATTCTGTAACTCAGAGAATGCGGTCTCTATCAAGAGCCAGGGCTTAACATTCTGCTGCGCACCAGATGTTAATGGAGCAATAAGAAACTTTTCGTATGGCATGACAATCTCCTTATTAAGTCCCTATAGCAAAATATGCAACAAGTAGATTTCCTGTTACACTCGTTTTTATATTAAATCCTGTAGTAGTAACTGTATTATTAAGATTAAACGTTACATTTTCAGTTGCATTTGCAGGCATAGCAAATACTATTGGAGCTGTTGCAAATACTGGAATATTAGCACTTACATCAAATACAAAAGTTTTAGCAACTGTAGCTACAGTCGCCTGAGTATTTGTTCCCCATTTAACTAAAGATCCCGAAGGGAATCGATACCATCCAGCAGAAGTAGCATCTACATTTGCGGTACCTTCTGTGATTGAATTTATTCCACCACCATTTCTTATAGCAAAAAGATGTGATTCTGTATTTAAAACAACTCCAAGCATATTAAATAATGTAAGATCATTTCCAGCAGCAACAGGAGCAAGACCCCTAGGCAAATCTACTTTAGTATGCTTACCTTGCCCAGCAGCACCAAATGTTTCATGATTTATATCAATTACAGTTTTTATTGCCTGAAAGTTTTGAAGAATATCATCTTGTGAATTCTTCAATTGATCAGTGGCTTGTGGTTTATTTTCGTTATAAGCCATAAATTATCCTATCTTTTCTATTTTAATTTTACCATGTTCCATTGTTTTGCCATCCTCCTGGACCACCTGATAGTCCTGATTGTTCAGAATATATAGTAGCAGCTCTATCATCACCTTGTTGAGTAAGTGTTGTACGTAGAACGAGTTGCTCTTGTTTTAAAAATTCTGGCATCAATAATTGAACTGTATCCATATCAACTCTATCTTCTAATACTTTTTTTGAAGCTCCATATGAAATATACTGCCACCACTGTTCTAAGTCTGGAGATTGATTTGCAGCTAATAACTCAGTAGGTCTTACATATGACTCTATTTTTACATCATACTGTTGATCAGGAACTGGCCTAACAGTAAATGTGTTATCAAAATAAAGAACGCTTGTAGGTCGTCCTGATGCATATGGAACAGACTGAACATTAACAACTTTTGCAGAACCAGGTGCAGTATCAAAAGTTAAAGAATATACACCAGTTACAAAATTAATTGTATTAGTTGCTAGTGTAACAGTAGGCGGAGTCGTTGGAATTGCTCCTTGAGTGCTATAAAGATTACCATTTTGAGTCTGCACTCCAGTAACAGCATCAACCAAAGGGACAGCAACAAGTCCAACAGCATTTCCATTAGCATCAATAGAAGTGAATAACAGGTCTTTTGGCAGAACAGGTATATTTGTTAAAGTACCAGTAAAATTAGTAACCGCTGCATCTCCAGTCCCTATTTGAGCGATTTGCTTAACAACTGGATATCTTCCAAAAAAGCTCTCTCTGCTTTGACTAAACCATGATTTATATCCGCCAATAAAAATAGGATCATGAGATGATATAATAGCGTTCTTAAAGTTGAACATCGGATTATTAGCAGCGATAGTATTCGTACTATATGTATCTATATTTGGCTCAGTATAAAATGAAAATGTTTTTCTCAAATTAAATAATCTTAAATGAGATGGAAAATCATATAACACAAATGTATTCACATATTCATCAATATCAGCATCAGATATTTGATTTACTGACGGGGAACGGGTTAACCGTCTCACTTTTGTTCTAATAGCAGTTAGTGTTGAATCAGCCATATCATTCCTATTTAATTATAAAAAAACTTTTTATTAAATATTAAATTCTTTCAACTGTAATGATATTTGGTGAGTCATAATCTGATGTATCAATAAAGTCTAAAGGTTCAAATCTGCAACGACTTACTTTTTGACCAACTTTAGTATGAACATTTCCATTATCATCTTGCATGTATCGATGAATTGGATAAGAACAATTATTACTTATATGCTTCGCAACCATATACGGTAGTTCATATATTTGACCATCAACTAAAGAATATGACTTAAGTGGAACTTCTTTATATTTTCTGAAAGAGAATTTCATAGTTCCACCAGGAATTTCTGTATATCTAAAAACACCTTTTACAATCTTTGTATCTTTTTCAATCTCTAACTCTTTTTTTGATTTAGTTTTAATTTTTTTCTTTTTAACATCAGATATTGCTTTTTTAACTGTTGTTTCAATATCTGTAGCTATTTCATTTACATTCATAATTTTCCTTTTAAGTGATGGTTTTAATCGAGGAGGTAAATTAATACCCCCTCAATTACTAAATATCTAACTATTAACTTTACTAGTCGTTATCTACACTGAATGCTTTTCCAGCCTGCCAATAAACAACATCATTATCGCTTCCACCGGGACTAAGAGTACCCGCTGTAAGAGTTACACCAATAAGACCTTGGTTATCAGTTGCATCACTCAAAATATCTTGAGATTGAGCAATTGCATGAGCTGTATCTTCACCAACAGGTACAAGCATTGCTTTAGATAATGATTTAGCTGCTTTAGCAGCAGTAGGGAATGTAAATGCTGTGAAAGCACTAGAATCAATATCTAAAGTTACTGTTTGAGTACCAAGAGTATCGGTTACTGCGGTAACAGTTCCAATAAGACCGTTCATTTCTACCATGCCGTAGTCACTAGTACCAGCTTGTGCAGTAGTTGGAACAATCACTCGTACTTTTTGACCTACAAGATACCCAGATGGAACACTTACTGTAAATAATGAACTAGAAGCAGTTCCACCACCATCCTGTGGTCGTAATATATTCACAACAAAACGATGTCTTGGATAAAAAAGTGGATCAAAATTAACAATACGATAGTTACCAGCACTTGCAGCAGCTCCAGGAGCAGTTGCTAAAGCAGCAGCCATTTTGAAACTAGTATCAGCAACAATAGTATCAACTGCAAAGTCATAACCACTTAATGATTCTTGACCTGTCATTCCTGAAAGTCTAACAATAGTTCCAGCAACAACTCCAGCTGTTGATCCTGTTGAAAATACAGGTTCTGTAATATCAGTTGCAGAAGTAATTGCAACTGAAGCTCCTAATGGATTTCCAGAAGTATCAAGAAGAGTAAACCCAGCACTTGCAGCAATTTGACCAACTGATGTTGGATTATTCGCTACAGCACCAAGTTTAGTGTAAACAACACCTCTTCCATTAGTCATTCCACGTTGAAAGTAATATTCTGCTCCAAGGTTAGCAGCTGCTTGTATAATAGCAGATTCGTTATAAACTCTGATCCAATCAAAATCAGATCTGATTGAAATTGTTTTATTCACTGCTGTTGCTGCTTGAGTGAATCTACCTTGTTGAATTGTAGTATTATATGACATATTTTAGCCTTATGGATTTAATGTGCAACGAAGATTTGATACCCATGCATCATTTAAAATTCTTGGAACTTCAGCAAATTTGTAACCGATAGTTACATTTTGTGCTAATGGTCCAGAATAAACAGCTGGTCTATAAATAAACTTAGCTGATGCCCCATCTTGTTCAACACAAGCATATGCTTCTTTAGCAACGCAGAAAATATTATAAATATCATTTCCTTTAGCTGAAGAAGTAACTGTTTTTGATCCAATAGAAGAAAGTAAGAAACGTAAATTCCCAACTGCTCCCCATTCTGAATCTAGAACATTCTGTTGAGATGGATACTGGCTTTGATGTATAAAATTACTAATTTCAGAAAGCTCTGAAGTAAGATCTGTATTTGCGAGTGCAAAATAAGCATTTCTTACTGGAGCTGTTCCGAATTTATCATCACCTTCAATTCCACTAAGGAACATATGTCCATCTGCGCTCAAAAGAGTACGCACAACAGCTTCAACATCTTCTTTTGTAAGTTCTGTTGGAACATCTCCATTAGAACCATTTACACAATTGATTTGTGTTGCAGTAGAAGCAAGCATATTTCGAGTAAGTTCATCTTCAGTTTGTCGAAGAGAAACACCTAAACGAATTGACGCTTCATTAAGAACAGATTCTTGAGATTGAAGAACAACTTGCTCATTCATTTCGATCCAAGAACCATACCAGCTTAATTGTGCATCAATATCAATAGCAGTTAGCTGTTGAGAAGGAGGAGTAACTCCAGAAGTTCCTAATGGAACTAATGCTGTATTAAGTGGGTTGTACCGACGATAACGCATTGTTGTACCACCATTACGGGGCATGCGATCTTTTTGAGCAGGTACTTTATGAATTAAATTTGGAGTAGGTACTGCAAGCAACTTCATGTTAAATGATTGTTGCACCGCTGCAGGCAATACTCCAGTAGTAGTGATTGCCATAAGAGTCCTTAAAGTTAAATATTATTACTTCAACTTCAAGCAGGACGAGAACTTGACGGGCTTTTGCGTCCAAAATTGTAAAGATTTGACGAATATCTTTAATTTTTGCGTCACATAGATTTTATATAGAATATGCTATTTAATGCAATATAAATGGTGCTATATTCGCATAGCACCATTTATATTAATAAAAGCACCTTGAAAATTACTATCTAGATCGAGATTTTTCAAGCATCTCAGCATATAATTGTTTTTTTACATCTTCAGTCATTGTTCCACTAGAAAACGCATTGGCTTTAGATAATGGGCTATTACCCATTTGAGGACTTACACTATTAAGAGGACGAGGTTTTATAGAATTTTTAATAGCAATGTCTTTTTCTTGAGAGTGAGTATCTTTACGATAAATACCAAGATCTTTTATAGCTTGATAAGTCTCATACGCTTTCTCTTCAAGGTCAGGATTCAAATGCAATGATCGTGCAAGGCCAGGTCTCATCTCACGGAGCTTATTAATGTTATCGCCATTAAGAACATCCAAGAAATCGTTATGCTTTGCTTTTAATCGTGATTCTATCCTTACCTCTTCTGCTATTCTGTTTTGATATTTAACATTGTCTTCAAGGCTCTTAAGACGATGTTGTTCTTTTTTGTATGAACGCTTAAGGTCTTTACCAGTAAGTATTTCATCATCATCAATAGAATTATAGTCAAAGTCTTCTTCGTCTGTCTGTTTTGGAATAGCTCGGGTATTAGAATATTGACGAGCTTCCTGTTCTATTTTAGACAACAGTTCATAATATTCATTAGATTTCTTTTCAGCTTCTAATGCTCTTTTCTCAGCATCTTCAGCTCTCTTAGCTCTTTCTCTTAGTTCTTTCCAACTTTGCTTTGGACCGCCTTCTTGAGGTATCTCTTTTGATGATTCTTGACTGATCTCTTCACTATTCTCAGAAACTTCTTGCTCAGGTTGCTCAGTTTCTTGATTATAGAGCGAATCCAATGGACCTGCTTTTGGGATCTCTTGGGATGTTTCTTCATTAACTTCTTCATTTAAAACTTCTTCCTTTGGTTCTAATTCTTTACTCATGAATCTCCTCTAGTGTAACATTCCCAATAAGATTGTTCTCATTGTTGAAAGTTCTCGCTTTTTTAAATAACGTTTTATCATCAAAATCTAAAATATATGACAAGAGACCTTTATACTCTTTATCTAAATTAATCATATTATCTTTTAGATGAAAAGAGTATTCTCTATTAGGAAGTACCCATATCAAATCAAGAGAATCTCCCTCTCTATCATATCTATATACTGCTTGATCATAATCAGGGGTTGGACAGGAGTATCGGTAGAAAAAGTAATTACGTATTACATTCTTTAACAATCTCTCTCGCTTAGTTAGAACAACTAAAAAGAAGCTCCCATCTATCTTTTTTTTACCATCTTCTAAAGCCTTGAATAATTCTGATACATATGGCTTGGTCATTTCATTGCCAATCTCACGTGGATCAGTAGATTCAGGTGTTTTTTGTTGGGCTTCTATTGCAAGCTTTCCAACAGACTCTCTTTTTTGTACCTTTTTCATTTCCACACTCTTATTGTCTAAAAATTACATTCATTCTAAACCTACGAGCTTCAAAGTATTCTGCGGCGAATTCTGCAACAAGATATGGATCGTATAATTTACAACTAAAAATATCTATATATGCAGCATTTGTTTTATTTGCAAAATGACCAGATATGTTTGAAGTTTCGATAAGTTGATACATTGAATACCCTGCTACTTTCTCATCTTTTCCAAAATGGATAATAACTGGATCTCCAAATCTATTCATATCAATAACCATACAGAGCAATATAACGAAATTCTCTATATATTCTTTATCTTTTATAAGCTCACTATCACATTCATATAAATCAATTGTCGTATATAATCCCCAACACTCTTCTTTATCAAAAACTTCTTTTATTTGGTCAAAGTTTTGCTCTATTAAATATTCATAATTTGAGTGAAAAACAGTACTTTGACCAAATAAAACACTTTGAATACACAATGCACTTAATAAAAACTTTTTAATCACTTTTTCTTTTTCTTTTTAAAAGATTTCTTAGATTCTGCGTATCCTATCGCTAAAGCCTGCTTACGAGATTTAACCTTAGGACCTTTTTTAGACCCACTATGAAGTTCGCCATCACCAAACTCACTCATAACTTTAGTAATTTTCTTATTACGATTCTTAAGTTTATCACCTTCAAATCGTTCGCCCTCTTCAAACTCATGCGCACAATCGGAACACATTCCTTTTTTCTTCTTACTAACTGGCTTAACAGCAACCACAATAGCAATACCTGATTTCTTTTTTCCAGCCATTGTATTCCTTAAAACGATAACCCGCTTGGCGTATCATTTAATTGATTGTTTCTTCTTTGCTTCTTCTTATAAGACTTGCCGTAATAGCCTTTAAGAGGACTAGGCACACCTAGTATCTCAAAAGCTATTCTTGTGGCTTTACTATTTGATCTAGGTGCGCTAGCCATGATTAATACTTCTTCTTAGCTAATTGTTTTTTAGCAGCATTAACCGCTCTATTAGCTTGAGCATCCATATCTTCCCAGCTGTCTCCAACAGGTGCATCGACGTAATCCAATGAAGGAAGTGTTTCCATCTTTACATCTTCAGGCATAACTCCTGCTGCAAACTTCATACCTTTTGATCCGTAATATTTTTTCTTTGCCATAATGGCTCCTTTGTAGAAACATCCGTTAGGATAGGTTTAGAGACCTCTATCTACTTCACCACCCACAGGAGGTTCTTCCATAGGTGGTTGCTGTTGTTGATTATCAACATCACTATTTTGCAAGAAAGATAATTGATCCATTATCTTATTTTTCTCTTGTTCCTTGTTAATTCTATCAACTTCACTTTCTTGCTTTATTTCACGATACAAACCAATTACATCCTTTAACTGGCGTAGATCAATATCTTGTAATTCTTTAAGCATTTTAACTTTATTAAGCAAAGCATCTTCTTCTTCACTCTGTGCTTTAGCTATATTTTCAATTGATTGAGATTGTCTCTCTACTGCTAATGCTTGGTTCTCACTAACACGAGATCTTCGTTCAAGACCAAGTCCTATATCTGCAGCAGCACGAGCTTTAGCCATTTGCATAGTAGCTTCTTGTTCTTGTAATGCCATTTGAGATTGAGCTTGTTGCATTTGTTGCGCTTGTTGCTCTTCTTCTTGAAT